CACCCCACGCGGGTGAAGATATAGTCGGGTCTTACGACGAAAGCGTAAGAGACGGGCAGAAATGACCCGTCCCTCTGCCAAAAGGGGCAGAGAGTAACAAATCGGATGCTCGCCGAGGAGTACGCCATCATCGCCGGTTCTGCGCAGAACCTGGCGACGCCGGCTGCCCCGACCTGCACCGTCCGGAACGCGCAGAGCAACGAGACTGCGCTGAACACCACCGTCGACCATGTCCTGGTCGCGGCCACGAACTACTTCGGCACCACCGCCGTCTCCGGGAGCACCGCGGTGACTGTCAGCGCGGGCCAGGTCGTGGACGTGACGATCGCCCCGTCCGCGGGCGCGATGCAGTACAGCATCTGGGGCCTGGTCTCCTCCACCTACTACCTGCTGGCCACCTGCGGCGGGGTGAAGTACACCCTGCAGGGCGGGACGCTTCCCGCGGCGAGCACGCAGCCGACCGCTGACAGCGGCACCGGCAAGGGCACCCGCATCGAGGGCGTCATCCCGGTCCTGTCCGGCCTTTCCCAGCAGGCTGGCGTGTATCCCAGCGGCTGGCAGGGCGGGTACTACAACGGCGGCGTCGGCCTGCACTTCAACTACAACACCATCTACACCGCGCTGAAGGCCCTGTTCGACAGCCCCGGCATCTCGCCGGGGGCGTTCAAGGCCGACCCGGCGGAGATCATCTCCAGCGGGTCGGACCTGGCGAACCTGTCCCAGGACGTCATCTCCCAGGGCACCGGCACCGCCTACGAGCTGTTCATCAAGCAGGGCGAGGTCGGCGACGTCACCGTCGGCGCGGCCGTCTCCCAGTTCCAGAACCCGCTGACCCGGTCGATCCTGAAGATGGTCGTGCATCCCTTCTACCCGCAGGGGAACGCGACCCTCCTGTCCTACCAGCTCCCCCAGTCGTGGACGAATGTCGCGAATGCGTGGGAAGTCTCGACATGTCAGGATTACGTCAGTTTGGCGTGGCCCGCGATCGATGTCACCTGGAGGTATAGTCTGCTATGCTTCGAGGCACTTGTCGCACATGCCCCGATGTACAGCGCGCACCTCGGCGGACTCCAGAACAGCGATTCCGCCCCGTTCTCGTAACTCCCCGTAGTCGTCACACAACAGACAGTGACGGCGAGTGACATGACTGGGCCGGGCCGGGAGACACCCCCGAATGCGCTCCCGGCCCGGCTCAGGCTCGCAGGGCTTCCGCTCGTCGCCCGCACCATCCAGCGCGCGGCACCGTGCCGCCAGAACAGCAAGATCGGAGCCGTGTGCCCCAGCTTTTCTCGAGCATCCAGCAAGTGAATGGTGCCGTCACCGGCACCGCGAGCATCGTCTTCAATCCCGCGAACACCAGCGGCACCGCGTTCGGCCCGCTCGGCTCCTTCCCGGCGGGGACCGTCCTGAAGGACGTCGTGGTGATCAACACCGGGGCGTCGGCGGTCTACGCCGGGATGGGGTCCGCTTCCGCGAACGGCACGACCGGCGCGCAGATCCAGCCGGGCGGCTCGCTGATCTTCTACGGCTACAGCGTGACGGCCGGGACGGCGACGACGGGGCAGATCTGGGCGCAGACCGCCGGGTCCGGCGCGGTGTCCTCGACGGTCGCGGGCCTGGCGACGCTCAGCCCGGCCACGGTGATCTGAGATGGCGCCCCCGTCGAAGCCGTACATCCCGGGCCAGGCGCTGATCGGCCAGCATTCCGAGCCGCTGCCGACGGCGTTCGGCGGCCAGATCACGACCTACAACGGGATCGCCGCGGCCGGGAACGTGCCCACGGTGGCGCTGCTGCCGGGCGCCGGGACGGTCGGGTCGGTCACCGCGCAGATCGGGTATGACCAGGCCGGGTCGTTCGTCCTGAACGCGGGGACGGCGTCGATCGCCGGCGGGTCGCTGTGCTCGGTGACGTTCGGCCAGCCGCTGGCCGCCGCCCCGTCGGCGGTGGTCGTGGATGCCGGGTACACCGCCGGGACGGTGGCGTTCGGATGCGGCGCGGTCTCGGTCACGGGCAAGGGGTTCGTGGTCCAGGGCGGCGCGCCCGCGTCCGGGGCGTCGTACCTGATCTCCTACATGGTCATCAGGTGATCACCGGGGGGCAGCGGCAGGCGGTGTCCGGGTCGGCGTCGCCGGTGTGCGTGATGCCCCCCGGTGACTGCCAGCTCCAGCTCGCCAACGCCGGCACGGCGTCGCCGGTGTACATCGGGATCGCCGGGCCGGGGTCGCTGACCACGCTGAACGGCTTCCCGCTGCCCTCCGGCCTGGTGCCCCCGATGGTGCTGCAGGGCTACCCGGGCGGGCTCGGCGGCTCGGTGACGGCGATCACGGGCTCGGGGACCGCCTCCGTGGCGTGGCTGCTCAGCACCGCTACGGGACAGACCGGGTTCTAGCCGGCGGCCCCGCTCCGGCCCTGATGTCCATGCCCGTGAGCCCGCAGGACTGCGGGCATCCTGGGGCGGTAACTGCCGCCCGCCGGGGGGTGATGCTTATATGAGTCGGCTACTGGTGTACGGGAACGCGCCCTGGTGCCCCTCTTTAGAGGGCTGGCTACGGAACGCAGGGTGACCTGCTCGCCCGCGTGCTGCGCAAGAACGGCCATGAGGTGGCCTTCGCCGCGTTCCACGGGCTGCAGGGCATCCCGATCACCGGGCCGGACGGGGTCGTCACCTACCCCGGCTCGTCCGAGGACGCGTACTCCCAGGACATCCTGCCGCTGCACTACCAGCACTTCCGGGCCGACCTGCTGATCACGCTGATGGACGCGTGGATCCTGGACCCGGCCCGGCTCGCCGGGATGAACGTGGCGCACTGGATGCCGGTGGACTGCTCCCCGCTGGGGTCGATGGACCGGCGGATCCTCGACGCCGGCCCCGGCAGGCCGGTAGCCATGTCCCGGTTTGGGGAGGCGATGCTGCGGGACGCGGGCTACGACGCCCTGTATGCCCCGCACGCGCTCGATCTGTCCGTGTGGAAGCCGCTGGCGGACCGGAAGGCCGCCCGGCAGGCGCTGGGCATGGACGGCCGGTTCGTGATCGGGATCAACGCCGCGAACCAGGACCCGTTCCGCAAGGGCTTCGGGGAGCAGCTCGCCGCGTTCGCGCAGTTCGCTAAGCGCCACGACGACGCGCTGATGCTGATCCACTCCCGGGCGCAGACCCGGCAGGGCGTGAACCTCGCGAAGCTGATCGGCGAGCTGGGCATCGGCCGTCAGGTGATGGTCGGGGACCAGTACCAGATCGCGGCCGGGCTGATCCCGGAGTCCCAGATGGCGGACTGGCACGGCCTCCTGGACCTGTGCTCCAACTGCTCCTACGGGGAGGGGTTCGGGCTGGCCATCCTGCAGTCCCTCGCCGTGGGCACGCCGGTGGCGGTGACGGACTGCTCGTCGATGACGGAGCTGTGCGGCGCCGGGTGGCTGGTGCAGGGCCAGCCGGCGTTCAACAGGGGCCACGACGCTTTCTGGCGCGTTCCGTTCATCTCATCCATCACGCAGGCGTACGAGCAGGCATACGAGAAGGCCGCCGGGAAGCGGGAGCAGGCCGTCGCCTTCGCCCAGCGCTACGATGCTGACCGCGTGTACGCGGATTACTGGGCCGTCGCGCTCAAAGAGCTGATACCGGGAGGATCATGATGCGCGCCCTGATCACCGGAGGCGGCGGTTTCATCGGCGGCCACCTGATCAGGGCCCTGCTGGATCACGGTGATGAGGTCCGTGCGGCGGACATCCGGCCGCTGGGCGAGTGGAAGCAGGTCCACCCGGATGCGGACAACCGGGATCGCTGCGACCTGTCGCAGCGCGGGAGCGCGCAGCGCGCCGCCGACGGCTGCGATGTGATCTACCATCTCGCGGCCGATTCCGGCGGCATGGGCTACATCTCCTATCACCACGCCGACTGCATGCTGAACATCCTGGCCGACGCGACGATGGCCAGGGCCGCGTACGTCGCCGGGGCGAGGATCTACTTCGCGAGCAGTTCCTGCGCGTATCCGCTGCACATCCAGGTGAGCCCGGACACCCCGCCGCTGCGGGAGGACGACCTGGCGGCCAACGCCATCGACCCGGAGCAGGGCTACGGGTGGGAGAAGCTGTTCGCCGAGAAGCTGTTCCTGGCGTTCGCGGAGGACTTCGGCCTGGAAGTCCGCATCGGGCGCTACTTCTCGGTCTACGGCCCGGCGGGCTGGTACAGGGGAGGCCGGGAGAAGGCGCCGACCGCGCTGTGCCGCAAGGTCGCCGTCGCGAAGCTCACGGGCGCGGCCGAGATCGAGGTGTGGGGCGACGGCACCGCCCGCCGGACCTTCACCTACGTCGATGACGCGGTCGCGGCGACGCTGGCGATCACGGCGGGGGACTACGGCCAGCCGCTGAACGTCGGCTGCCCGAAGACCTCGTCGATCGACGAGCTGGTGTCGGTGATCGAGGACATCGCGGGCTACCGGGTGGGGCGGAAGTACACGGACGGCCCGGTGGGCGTGGGCGGCAGGCCGTCCGATGACAGCCGCATCGCGGCCGAAGTCGGATGGAAGCCGCAGGTGAGCTTCCGCGAGGGCATGGAGCGGACCTACGCCTGGACCTTCGATCAGGTAAAGGCGGAACTGCATGCGTGACCTGCTGGTGATCGTCCCGTCGCGGGGCAGGCCGCACCGGCTCGCGGCGATGCTGGACGCGGCCCTGGGCCTGGCCGAGGCACAGACGGATGTCGTGGTGGGCCTGGACGAGGACGACCCGTCGCTGGAGGGCTACCGGGCGCTGGAGGGCCGCGAGCGCGTGTTCTGGCTGACCGGCGCGCGACTCGGCATGCCGGAGTGGACCAGCAGGCTGGCGATGATGTTCGCCGGGGAGTACCGGGCGCTGGCCTCCCTCGGCGACGATCACCAGCCGCGCACGCCGGGCTGGGACGCGAAACTTCTGGGAGCGCTGGACGAGAACGGACCCGGTATCGCCTACGGCGACGACCTGAACCCCCGCAATCAGCATGGGCAGATCATGGTGACCGCCCCGGTGATCTCCAGCGAGATCGTCACGGCGCTCGGGTGGATGTGCCTTCCGGGCATAAGCCATTTTTATGCCGATAACGTCTGGGAGGACCTGGGGAAGGACGCCGGGTGCCTGTACCTGCTGCCGGACGTGGTCATCGAGCACCTGCACCCCTCGGTGACGGGCCGGGACAACGACGCGACGTACGCCGACGCCTACGCTTCGTGGGACGCCGACCAGAGGGCGTTCTTCGCCTGGCGGGAGCATCAGCGGGCCATCGACAGCGAGACCGTCAGGAAAGTGCATGACGCTCCGCGATGACTACCTGGCGCGGCTCGCCGCGTGGTCGGACGTGCAGTACTGCATGCCGCGGTTCCATGACGAGGCCGCTTCAAGGCCCGGCGCTGCGGTGCTGGAGCTCGGCGTGCGGGGCGGGAACTCCACGTCGGCGTGGCTGGCCGGGGCGCAGGTATCCGGCGGCCACGTCTGGTCGGCTGACGTGAACCAGCCGGACGTGCCGGATGACTGGTACTCCTGCGGCCTGTGGACGTTCACCCAGGGCGACGACATGGCCATCCCGCTGCCGGACCGGATGTTCGGCGTGCTGTTCATCGACACGTCCCACGCCTACGACCACACCCTGGCCGAGCTCAGGAGGTTCGTGCCGCTGGTCGCGGCGGGCGGCACGGTGCTGCTGCACGACACGATCCTCGGCGACCCGCCGGGAGGGCCGTGGCAGGTGCGGGAGGCGCTGGACGCGTTCTGCGCGGAGACCGGCCGGACGTGGGCCGAGCACGGCGGCCAGTACGGCCTCGGCGAGATCGCGCGGCCCAATGGCTGACATCGCGGTGATCAGCGCGAACTACGGTAACTACGACGTGATCAAGCCGGTGCTGCCGCAGGACGGCGCCGATGTCGAGTGGATCCTGGTCACCGACGACGAGCAGGTCCCGGACGGCTACCTGGGCTGGCACGTGATCCGCGAGCCGCACCCGGGGATGGACCCGATGCGGGCGGCGAAGAAGCCGAAGCTCCGCCCGTGGCTGTATACGGACGCCCCGGCGAGCATCTGGATCGACGGGTCCTACCGTGTCCTGTCCCCGTCGTTCGCCACGGATGTGATGGCTTGCGCGAGGCCGCTGGCGCAGTTCCCGCACAGCGACCGGACGTGCCTGTTCGATGAGGCGGCGGTGTCGCCGGGCATCCCGAAGTACGCCGGCGAGCCGATCGCCGAGCAGGCCGCCTGGTACCGGACCAGGGGCCACCCGGAGCGCTGGGGGCTGTGGTCCACGTCGGCGATCGCCCGGGTCCACACCGCGCAGGTCCGGGACATGGGCCGGCGGTGGCAGGCCGAGACGGACCTGTGGTCGACGCAGGACCAGGTGTCCCAGCCGTACGTGCTGCGGCTGACGGGGCTGCGGCCGGCGCTGCTGCCGGGGCTGGGGGACGGGCTGCCGGCGTACCGGTCCAGCCGGTGGCTGCGGCTCGAGGCCAGCGGGAAGCACCTGTGAGCACCGCCGTCGTTGTCCCGACGATCCGGGAGGACTGCGCCCGCAGGTTCCTGCACGAGTGGAAAGACGACCTGGACGGCGCAAGGGTCATCGTCGTGGAGGACAACCCGGAGCGCACGTTCAGCCTCCCGGCCGGCTGCGAGCACTACGCCTGGGATGACATAGAGCGGGATCTCGGGGACCTGGCACGGATCATCCCGCGCCGCACCTCAGCCGTCCGCTCCTACGGCTTCTGGCTGGCGTACCACGGCGGCGCGGACGTCATCTGGACCCTGGACGACGACTGCTACCCCGAGGACGCCCGGCGCGGCACCTACCTTGCCCGGATCGAGGGCAACCTAGCCTGGGCCGCGCCCTCGGACGCGTGGTGGAGCACGATCGGCGGGCTGCACCCGCGCGGCTTCCCCTACGGCGTCCGCGAGGCGAAGCGCCCGGTCATGATTCACCACGGGCTGTGGTCACAGGTCCCGGACCTGGACGGCGTCACCCAGCTGGCCAACCCCGACTTCCGGCTGCCGCCGGCGCGGGAACGCGGACCGGTCCCCACCGGGGCCATGTTCCCGATGTGCGTGATGAACCTGGCGTTCCGCCGCGAGATGACCCCGGCGATGTACATGCTGCTCATGGGCCAGGACGACGCCGGGGACCGGTTCGGCTTCGACCGGTTCGACGACATCTGGGCCGGCCTGCTCGCCAAGCGGATCTGCGACCATCTCGGCTACGCGGTCACCTCGGGCTCCCCGTCGGTGCGGCACTCCCGGGCGTCGGACCCCCGGCGCAACGCGGAACTTGAGGCGCCGGGCATGGCCGCGCACGAGAGGCTGTGGCCCCTGATCGCCTCCGCCCGCCTGGAAGGCGAGTCCGTGGCGGAGTGCTACCGGGAACTCGCCGGCGTCGTGGGCGCGTGCGCGGTCCCGGCCCCGCCCGGGTACTGGCGGCGTCTCGGGTCGGCGATGCTGGACTGGGCTAGCCTGTTCGGGTGACGATCCGGGACCGCCTGCTAGACTGGCTGTACCTGCGGCTGGTGTTCCTGCTCGCGGGCCGCCCGGGCGGCCCGGACCAGTCCCGGCTGCCACGGGATGACGGCCGGTGACGATCTGGCTGCCGGTGATGTTCCGGGACGAGCTTCCGATGCTTCAGATGCGGCTGGAGGAGACGCAGGGCTGGCCGGCTCACCACGTGATCGCTGAAGCGACGCAGACCCATCGCGGGGTGCCCAAGCCGCTGTGCTACCAGGAGAACGCCGACCGATTCGCGCCGTGGGCTGACCGGATCATCCATGTGGTCGCGGACCTGCCGGACCTGCCGCCGTGGGGCCGCGAGCATTACCAGCGTGACCAGGCGTGGCCGGTCATTGATGCGCGGGCTGACGATACCGATATTGTGATCATCGGTGATGTCGATGAGATCCCGTCGCCGGAATTGCTTTCCTGGAATGGCCCGGGCGCTATCTCGGCAAGAATGAGAACGACCTTGTTCGCGGTTGACTGGGAAGTCCCGCAGTCCCTGATCCCGCCCACTTGCGTGGCCGCGACGGTCTCCTGCCTGCGCGGACACGGCGGCTCGCTGGCGGCCGTGCGCGACAGCAGGAACTCCTATCCGGTACTCGCTGATGGCGGATGGCATTTTAGCTGGACCGGCGGACCCGAATGGCAGCGGGAGAAACTGGTAACCGCCACATGTCATGTTGAACTGCTTGATACAACCGAAGGTGACCTGATCGCGAGCGGGGAGCGCTGGCGCACGGGATGCAATGGCGAGGGCCATCTCCCGGTGGTTCCGGTTGAGGTGGATCAGACGTGGCCGAAGATGATCCGCGAGCGGCGGTGCCCGGAAGAGTGGCGCAGGCCGCGCGGGCATACTTGAGCGCATGACCGCGCTTTAGGCAGATTCGTCCCAGACGAGCTTCACGGGTCGGCCAGCTCGTGCTCCGCCCCGCCCCCGTTCTCCAGCCGGTCGATCGACGCCAGCAGCCTGCGGGCGTTGGGCGGGCTCCTGAGCAGGTAGGCGGTCTCCCGCAGAGACTGATAGTCGTCCAGCGCGACGATCACGACCGGGTCATGCCCGGCGCGGGTCACGATGACCTCCTCGCGGTCCTCGACGACTGAGTTCAGCGTCTCGGCGTATCGCGCCCGAGACTCGCTGTAGGTTATGGTCTTCAACCACACGCCTGCTCTTGACGTACAGGAAATTGTACGTTAGCTGGAACGCGCTGGCAACACATGTTATGCCCGGCGCAGGCCGCGCGGGCATACTTGAGCGCATGACCGCGCTTCCGGCCTGGCCCGAGCTAGCTGACGTGGCCGCGAAACTGGACGAGGACGAGTGGATGACGTTCTGGTCCGCGCTCGGCACGGTGGTCCGCATCGCCTGCCGCGACCCGCAGCAGCAGGCCGCCAAGACGGAGATCAACAACACGGCAGCGGGGACCGAGCGCAGGTGGGCACCCCATGCTGCGGCACCCGCCAGCGCCTTCGGGTTCGGAAACGGCCAGTAGGAGGCGCTTGTTGAACAAGACGGCGATTATGCTCACGGCGTGGAGACGACCCTTCTACCTTGAGCCGGTCCTGGAGTCCTGGGCGAAAGCCTGCGCCATCTGCCCCCCGGCCCGGTTCGTGATCGCCCTGGGCCGGACCGACCGGACCGCCGCGATGTCGGACGTGATCACCAGGATGCGCCCGCACTTCCCCGTCCCGCTGGAAGTGCTGCCGCAGGCCCACCGGGCGGTGCTGTCGAACGGCCCGCACCGCGCCATCGGCGAGGCCATCTCAGCGATCTTCAGGGACGACCCGGGCATCGGGTTCGTGGTGTCCGGCGAGGAGGACGTCGCCGTCTCCGACGACGTGCTCGCGTACATGGCGTGGGCACGGGACCAGTTCGCGGGGATGCCGGACGTGCTGGCCGCGCTGGCGCACAACCGGCACGGGCAGGCCTGGGACAACCCGCCGCCGCCGCAGGACCCCGCCGCCGACCCGCGCAACATCCGGCTGGTGCCGTACTTCAACCCGTGGATCTGGGGGACGTGGCGCGAGCGGTGGGAGCATTTCCTGGAGCCGCACTGGGACTGGGAGTGCGACTCCGGCGGCCCGATGGACTCCGGGTACGACTGGAACGTCCAGCTGCGGATCCTGCCGGAGTACGGTATGAGGTGCCTGGTCCCGGACGCGTCGCGGTCCCAGAACACCGGCCAGCACGAGGGCTGGGCCGGAAGCTCCGACCCGGCGTGGTTCGCGCAGACGCAGACCGCCACGTTCCGCGCCCGGCGCGGGAAGGTGGCCTACCGCCTCGTCACGGATGAGTCCGTGCCCCCGGTCGCGCCGGTGACCGCAGCGCCGGCGCCCCCGGTGACCGACCCGGGCGGCGCGGCGCTGTGGGACGGCCTGTCCGGCGCACTGGCGTTCGACGTGGGCGCGCACCGCGGCGAGTCGATCCCGTTCATGGCGTCCCGGTACTCGCGCGTCGTGTCGTTCGAGCCGTGGCCCGAGAGCTACGCGGCGGCTGCCGCGGTGCCAGGGGCGGACGTGCGGCAGGTCGCCATCTCCGACCACGCGGGGAAGGTGACGCTGTTCCTGTCCGGCGCGCAGCTGACCTCTCCCGGGCACGAGGTGTGGGAGCGCGATGACATCGCCGGCGCGGAGCAGGTCGCCGTGCCGTGCCTGACGCTGGACGAGATCGCGGCGGCCGAGGGCCTGCCGGACCTGGTGAAGGTGGACACCGAGGGCCATGAGGCGGCTGTGCTGCGCGGCGCCGCGGGTGTCCTGGCGGCCGGCCGGGCGTCGTGGCTGACCGAGTTCCACAGCGCCGGGCTGCGGCAGGAATGCGCCGCGATCCTGGAAGCCGCCGGGTACTCAGTGGAGACGGTGCGGCATCCGCACTACCCGGAGGGGTCCCGGCTGTGGCATCAGCACGGGTGGCTGCGGGCGTTCCCGCCGGGAGGTGGGTCACCGTGCGCGTCGTGAACCTGCCGCCGGGCTGCCAGGGTCTGCGCCTCGAGGACGGCACCCACTACCGGGCCGCCCGCGAGGGCGGCTGGATCACGGTCTCCGACGACCACGCGAAGGCCATCGACGCCATCCCGGGCAACGGGACGGCCGGGCTGGTGAGCGCGGACGGCGGGGTCTACGTTACGGGCGCGAAGAAGAACGGCCGCTGGTGCACGACCTGCCAGCCGGCGAGGCTGTGGCAGCCGTGGAGCACGGCCTGTCCCCGCTGCGGGGCGGCTACCGAGCCTGAGGGGATCGACGGTGACAGCTGACAGCATGGTCGCGACAGGATGGGGATGCTTTGGCGGCACCATTTACCCGTTCGTGCTGAGCAAGGTCCAGAACCCCATCACGAGAACCGTGATCACCATCGAGCCGCCGGTTGAGGTCACGTCCGAGGACGAGTTCAACACGATCTGCGAGCTGGTTCACGGGCTCTGCAGGCTCGCCTGGGACTCCCGCGACTCGGGACCGCGCCCGGACCCGAAGGTCATCGGCGCGGACTGGCTCAAATGGTCTCCGCCTGCGGCTGCCGAGCCTGAGGATAGAGGGGGAAGATCAGCCGGGCCGGCTGGCTGAGGTCGAAGTTGCTGAAGCTCCCGTCCGGCCACAGCATCACGTCGTCGCCATCGGGCGTGCGCAGGTGCGCGTGGTCCTCGCCGCGGTACGGGCAGGATTCCCCGCACGGGTTGCGGCCGTAACCGCGAGCCAGCCACCAGCCGACCCAGTCATCGCTCACCGGCAGCACCCGTCGCAGCCGTGGACGCCCTGCCAGTCCAGGTGCGGGTACTCGCACTCGCGCGGATCGAACCAGGTGCCGTGGTCGCCGGGGCAGTCGTGCTCCGGAGTCAGCGACTTCACGTACGCCATGTGATCCGGGTCGGGATGCCCGACGCCGTGCGGGCAGATCCGCTCCATGACGCCCGTGTCGCCGCGCCAGTTCATCGGCCACGTGACCATGCGATGCGCTGAGGGCCGGTGGATGCAGCACGGAATCTCCCGGCCGGCGCACTTATCCGCAGCGTGCGTCTGCAGCAGGGCCATGCCTGCCTGCTCGCCGAAGACCGGTTCGGCTACCTGCATGCCGACCAGGTCGTAGTCGTTCACTCGTTCAGCATCTCACTCATCACTCACAGAAAGGCGACTACCTTGACTCTGTACTGCCGTAACGACATCGTTGCGGTCACTGTCTCGCCCGACGGGCATGGCGGATGTGGGCGTACCCACTCGCGACCGGCACCCGGCGGAAAGCCCGAGAATATCTGGGCGCTGACGTGCGACGGCGGCTGCGAAGATCACCTGCGCAAGAGCACCCACTGGAGCCCGACTATCGCCAAGATCCCCGAGACTTTCGACGAGGAGTCGGTGCGCAAGGACTTCGAGCAGCGCGGTGCCCTCGACGAGCGCAAGCTGATGGCGATGGCACTGGCCCGGCTCACCGGCCTGGAGATCCCCGAGACGATCGCGGGGGCGATGGCCGGAAGGCTGCCGCACATTCCCGTGACCGGGCAGATGGTGTGCCCGTCCGGCCATTCCAACCCGCCGGGCAAGGGGTTCTGCGGCGACTGCGGCCAGCCGATGCACGGGACCGCCGCGAAGACGGCCCTGCCCGCGCCCGTGAACGGCACGGAGGCAGTCGCCGCACCGCAGCCGGGCCAGAGGCCGCGCCGGCTCCGCGACGCCCGCTCCGACGAGCTGAAGGCGCTGGCGCTGGCGCGGGGCCTGAGCGAGGACGGCACCCGGGCGGACCTGATTGCCCGGCTGGCAGGGGCCGGGGTGACCTCGGCGGACCTGGCCCGGCTGCCCGTGGCCGCGTAAGGAGCGTGTGGGGAGGCGCGGGGAGGCGTGCGCCCGGTGCGGGGCGAAGCGGCACGGCAAGCGCCGCCACGTGTCCGGCTCGTCGGTGATGGCTCCCTGCGCCCGGTGCGGGGCCGGGATCTGCGGTGACCACGCCGTGTGGGACTCGCCGTCCAGTGCGTGGGTGTGCAGGAACGGCACGCTGTGCGAGCGGGACGCCCGGAGGCCCGCCTAGCCCGCTGCCCCCATCCAGATCTCGCCCTCGTGGCAGGGATGCCGGCAGCCGCTCATCGTGCCGCCCCTGTGCCGGACTCCCCAGCAGTCGCCGAGCCAGACACGGCGGTCACCCCAGCATTCATGGCAGGTCTCGCCGCCGAGCAGCGGACCCGGGTCACCGTACCCGATGCCCAGGCACCGGGCCGCGATGATCTCCGGAAGGACTTCCTCCGACGCGCCGAACGGCCACGGATCATCAGGCGGCCAGAACGGCAGGAACGCCTCACCCAGGAACTGGGCGCGGCGCTCGTCCAGTGCGCCACCCTCACGCTGGCGGGTCCGCCGGGACATGCGCTCTTCCCAGGTGCTCATGCTGCCAGTATCCCGCCAGGCACCCGGCGGGTGCCCGAGAAAGGCGGGAGGTGATGCGCAATGCCGACCGTCCTCCCGTGGCAGCCAGGCCAGACACCTTACGTGACCCCTGACCAGCTGACACTATGGCCGGTCGGATTACGGAGTCCAGTGGGGCACGATCCCCCCCATGCAGGGCGTCTCCGGGCCGGCGCAGTTCGCCGTCCAGGCGATGGTCTGCCAGCAGGGCACCGTGAAGGCCGAGGAGATCGCCCGCCAGCCGCTGCGCTCCGTCATCGCCACCGAGACCATCTCCGGCCCGCACTTCCGCCTCACCGTCCAGGCCGACGAGAAGAACTCCCGGTTCGTCTGCTCCCGCGGGCCGGTGACCCAGGTCCTGGCCGTGAGCGTGTGCCCGAACGACGTGTGGCCCCGGCAGTGGACCCCGGTGCCGGCGGGGAGCTACGAGCCCGAGTGGCCCGTCCCCGGCCTGTACGGCACGTCCGTCCCGGCCGGGTCCGGGGAAGGCGGCCAGTCCATCCTGATCCAGCGCGGGTGGATAAACCGGCGGCTGGGCCGGTACGGGTGGCGGATGAAGGTCACCTACATCGCGTGCTGGCCGCACGCGTGCCTCACCGCTGCCGTGATCGCGGGTGCCGGCACGATCCCGGTCGATGACTGCACCGCGTGGGCACCCCCCGCGCCCGGGCTCCCGGGTGCGTACGGGATCGTCTACGACGCCCTCGGCGGCGGCCAGGAAGCCGTGTCCTGCACCGCGGCCTCGGCCGTATCGGGGCCCGGGACGCTGACCCTGGCCTCGCCGCTGGCCTACGGCCACGCCGCCGGGATCATGGTGTCCGCCCTGCCGCAGACCGCGATCTGGGCCGCAGCCCTGCTCGCCGGGGAGGCGGCGCTGATGCGCGGCGCGACCGCCACCACCATCCAGACCACCTCCGGCCGCCAGCAGACGGTGACGGGCAGCATCCTGCGCCAGCAGGCCCAGGACATGCTGGCCCCCTACCGGGTCACGGTGTAGGGATGCCGGTAACCGCCGCCGTGTCGTACGTCGCGGGCCTGCTCGAGGGCCTGACCCCGCCCGGCGCGACCGGCCTGAAGGGTCCCATCTCCGCGCTGATCACGCCGCTGGACCCGGACGTGAACCCCGACGGCATCGCCCGCCTGTACGTCTGGCCCGCAAGAGGACCCGAGAAGCGCATCGCCATACCCCGCAACAAGGGACCGGGCACCCCGGCCGGGGTCAAGCAGATCCTGCACGAGCTGGAGCTTTTCGGGGTCTGGATGGATTACCCCGACGACCCGGCCGCCGACGTGAACTTCCCGCTGTTCCTCGACTTCGTGATGATGACCCTGCGCACCTCCCCGAACCCGGCCCTGTACGCCGACCCGGACACCGGGAGCACCTCGCAGATGGTCAACCTGGGCGAGGTCATGACCTACGACTACGTCCCGCCGCGCACCCTGGAAGGCCAGGCGATGCGGCGCTACGACTTCCGCATCAGGTGCTCGCTCCTGGAGATATTCCAGGCTTAGCCCTTTCCCTGCCGCCCAAGCATTCCTGAAGGAGCCGTGTGGCGTATTCCCCCTCCGTCTGGCCGGTCCCCGACCGCTACATCGACGGCGGCAAGGAGGCGGGCCCCGGCTCGGTGGCCTCCGCCACGTTCACCGCCCCGATGACCCAGTTCAAGCCGGTGGACAAGCGCACCCGGCTGGAGGACACGGCGTGGCGCAACTCCCGGGCGCACCTGTACAACCTGATCGACGGGGTGCGGATCGCGGACATGTCTATGGGCGGACCCATCTTCGCGGATACCATCGGGTACCCGATCCTGGGCGTGACCGGCGACTACTACCAGTTCGTCTCCGGCGGGGTCATCGGCACGTCGTCCAGCCTGTCGGGCTCCATGTCGGCCGGCGCGACGTCGGTCGTGGTCTCCTCGGGCACCGGGTTCGCCATCGGCAAGATCATCTCCGTGGGCGGCACCGGGACCATCGCCGAGGAAGTCCGCTCGGTCACCGCGATCTCCCCGGGCCTGGCGCCGGGAACGCTGACCCTGAACGCGGCCCTGTACCAGGGTCACGCGACGGGCGGCACCGTGATCTCCTACGCGAGCTACAACGGCGTGGGGCACACCTTCACCCTGCTCAATTCCGGCACGGGCGCGGGCGGCTCCATGTCAGCGCAGCCGCCGACGTACACGTACTACGACTGGACCGGCGTGCCGGCCGGGTCCGGGGCGCGGCAGTACTCCTTCGGCAGGTTCTCCGAGGTCACCATCACCGGGTCGGCCGAGGGCCTGGTCATGTGGGACGCGAAGATGGTCGCGCTGGCCTCGCAGATCGCCGGGTCCACCCCGTCGGTGATCATCTCGCCCGTCGCGCCGCAGCCGGCCTGGGTGTCCACGCTGGCCATCGCCGGGGCGGGCACGCAGAACAACGCCGAGTGGAAGCTCACGCTCACCCAGAAGACCGGGCCGAAGTTCACCAACCAGGGCACCCAGGACCCCTACGCGAACCCGGCGGGCTACCTCGACGCCGCGCTCGCCTTCAACTTCGACCCGATCTCAGACGAGTCCGAGTTCAATCTGTACGTGAACAACACCCAGCCGACCATCCAGATCGTGGCGGCCAACAACCTCCCCGGCACGAACGCGGCATCTCTGACCATCAACGCGCAGGCGGCGGGCTTCGACGCCGGCGAGTACGACGACACCAAGGACGTCTTCGCGCTGACCGAGAGCGCCAAGCTGATCGCCAGCACGGCGCTGGCCGGCCCTTCGGGCGGTTACTCGCCGGTGTCCCTGACCCTGGTGAACCAGGTCGTGAACTATTAGTACGAACCGGACATAGGAGCCGCGCATGAAAGTCCCCCTCCCCTCGGGCCACACCGCCGAGTTCCGCGACACCCTGATGCGGGGCGACATCCGGGAGGCCAAGCGCGGCGTGAAGGTCGTCATCTCCCCGGACGGGAGCCGGACGATCGAGGGCTCGCTCGTCGAGGACATGACCGGCCGGATCGTGACCCGGATGCTCACCGGCTGGGACTTCGGGCAGCCGCTGCCGCGCGAGGCGCAGACCGAGGGCCTGCAGCAGCGCATCCTGGACGAGGTGCTGGACAGCGAGGACTGGCAGGCGGTGAAGGCGGCCGCGGGACCGTGGGTGGAGGCGTGCCTGGACACCGAGAAGCCGGACGTGTTCACCCACGTCTCCGGGGTGCGGGTGCAGGCCGCGACCGCGGCGGACGCGGAGGCGCTGGACGCCAGCCCTGACTTCACCCGCGAGGGCGGGGGGCCGGACCCAAAAAACGCATCGAGGGCTATCGGGACTTCTTCCTCGGCAAGCCCGGGGCCGGATGGCCAGCCGGCGACGACCCCGGATTCGACGCCACGGACTTCGAGCTGATCCGCCGGTACCGCTGGACGTTCGAGCAGATCGACGCCCTTCCGGCCGGGAAGGCGGAGGAGGTGGTCTTGGCCCACGCGGGCTGGGACGAGGCCGTGATGGTGGTGCAGAAGCGGCACGCGAGGAAGAACGCGCCGAAGCCTGACCACGGCAGGACCCGCCCGATCTACGGGATGCCGGGGGCGAGCGCCCCGGAGGGCGGTGCGCGGTGACGCCGGCCGAGCTGCCCGGCTACCTGGAGGCCATCAGGGCGCGGGTGGAGGCCGCCGCCGTTCCCGTGGTGGACGCCATCGCGGAGACGTACAAAGAGCATCTGGTCGGCTACACCCTGCATGAATCCGGCGAGCATGAGCCGGTCACCCGGACACCGGCGGTTCCGGGCAGGCCTCCCGCATTCATGCCCGGCGGGAAGCACGGGAGCCTCGCCGGGTCGGTGATCAGGACTCCCGGCACCGGGTCCGGGGGGGTCGCGACGTCGATCGTCGCGCCGAAGGCGATCTACTCGGCCACGCTCCAGTGGGGCGCGGTGCACACAGGGAAGCCCTGGATGTGGCTCTGGGTGGCCTACATCGGCCCTGGCGAGGTGCGCCGGCGCGGCTGGGTCAGGCACACGGTGAAAATTCCTGCTTACCCCTACATGGACGTCGCAGTGGACGAGACCATCGTTAACGGCTCACTGGAACGGGCCGGGATCAGCGCTTTCATGGCGGCCGTATGGGGGAGGTGACTCCTCCCGTTGGCCGAGAATCTTGAGAGCGTAGAGCAAGCCTTCATTTCCGATCTGACCCGTTACCTTGCCGGTCTCGATGCCGGGATCGCGAAGGCCGCCGAGTTCGCCGCCGCCAACAAGGAAGCGGAGGACGCGGTCGCGGCGCTGGCGCTGGCGGCCAACGACGCGGCGACGGTGATCGCGTCGTCGATGGACAGGGCGACCAGGGCCGTGGCCGGGCTCGCGTCGGCGATGGCGGCCCTGGACAGCAAGCACATCTCCGTCACGGCGTCGGTGTCCGGGATCTCCGGGCCGGTCGCCGGCGCGATAGCCCAGGTCGAGGCGCTGAAGGCCGCCATGGCCGGGCTGGGCGGCGCGACGGTGCGGATCGGCACGGACATGTCCGGGGCGGGCGCGCGGACGGCCGCCGCGACGGGGATGATGGCGGGCGGCCTGCGGCTGACCGGGGCGGCCCTGCACTGGATCGTGATGGGGACCGTGGAGGTCGCGGCGACGGCGATCCCGGCGCTGGTGGCCCTCGGCGCGGCTGCCGCCGGGATGTACCCCGCGTTCGTGCACATCTACGACCAGATGAGCAACCTGTACGTCGCGTCGGGGAGCCTGCGGGGGGCGCTCCTGAACTCCGTCGGGCCGCTGCACGCCCTGGGCGTGAACTTCGGGCAGGTCAGCGCGGCCATGGCCCCCGACGCCTACATCATCTTCGGGTCGGTGATCAATGACCTGACCGGGCGGTTCGGCGCGTTCTCGCAGGTGGCGCAGCAGGCCGGGACGGTGCTCGCCGCGTTCGCGACGAAGGTCACCATGGATCTTCAGGGCCCGATGGGCGCACAGCTCGCCGGGTTCTTCGCGAACGCCGTGAAGTACATGATCCAGTGGGGCCAGGTGCTGGGGAACCTGGCGCACGGGTTCGCGAACGCGATCAATGACATGTGGGGCGTCTCCCACATCCTGCTGGACGTCCTGGTCGGGCTGTCGCGGGCGTTCGTGGCGCTCACGTCCAACCCGGTGGGGGCGTGGCTGATCGGGGTCGCGGCGTCCATGTCGGCGCTGTACCGGTACAGCCAGCTTCTGGTGGTGGTGTTCGGGTTCCTCTCGCGGCTCGCGATCGTGCAGGTGTTCGTGCAGGCCGGGATCGCGGCCGTGGCGGCGGCGGCGGAGTTCGGGATCCTGGGCGCGGCGGCGGTGTTCCTCGACGGCGTCCTGATGCCGCTGGTCACGCTGCTCATGGGCCCGCTGGGGATAGCGATGGCCGCGACGGTCGCCGGGCTGGGGCTGTGGTGGCTGGCGACCCGGCAGACTGCCGACGCGACTACGCAGCTGATCCAGCAGGTGCAGGCGATGCCGCCCACCCTGTCGAACCTGGCGAAGGGGGTCACACAGCTTTCCGGGCAGCTGACGCAGGTCACGGGGGCGACCAGGCAGTGGACGGCCGTCTCGCACGAGGGCTGGAAGGGCGCGGCGGCGGCCGGGGTCATGATGGGCCTCGCGGCGCAGGACACGGCGGCCCTCACCGCCGCCATCCGCAAGCAGGTCACGGAGCTGCTGAACCTGGAGATCGGGCTGGCGCAGACCGGGGCCGGCACCGGTGCGGTCGCGGCCGGGGAGAACGCGCTGGCGATCTCCACCGCCCTGGCGGACTCCAAGGTGTCCCAGCTGAACCAGGCGCTGGACCAGTACATGACCCTGGTGACCGGCGGGACCGCCGGGCTGGCGGCGTTCACGACGTCCCTGTCGAACATCGGCTCCGTCGCGGCGACGACCACGAACAACCTGGGCACCGCGACCGTGCAGCTGAGCCTGACCGCCAGGCAGTTCGGCGAGGCGCTGTCGAAGAACACGGCGGTCGGCGCGGCAGCGTGGTCGAACTTCGACCAGATCGTCGGGTCCACGATGCCGCAGCTGATGGACTGGTTCCGCCAGGCCGGGGTCCTCGGCGCGGCGTCCTCGCAGGAGATCAGCCGGGCGGCCCTGGACGCCGCCTCGTCGATGCTCCGCTACGCCGGGTCGAACAAGACCGCGCAGGCCGAGGTGCTCGCGTTCGTGCAGGCGCAGGGACTGAACATCCGCACCTGGCCGCAGCTGCTCGCCGCCGTGCACCACCAGGGCATCGGCCAGGCCGACCTGCAGAAGAAGGTCGACGCCACCACCATCGCCCTGTCGCACCTGTCTGACATCGCGAAGAACACGGCCGCCGCGCTGAACTCCCAGATGTCCACGTCGATCGCGACGGCGGCGCTGAAGACCGTCGGCTTCCAGGACAAGGTCGACGCCCTGACCGCCGCGATCCAGAAGTACGGCGCGAACTCGCCGCAGGCCGTCCAGGCCGCGCGCAACCTCTCGACGGCCGAGCAGCAGGCCAGCAATTACGCGATCCAGGCCGCCGGGAGCATGGACCGCTTCACGAACAGCGCCGCGCGGGCGGGGAACGCGGCCGGCGGGGCCGCCAGGCAGGTGGACAACCTGATCCTGCAGCTCCGGGGCCTGCACGACAAGACCGTCTACCTCAACATCATCACCACCGGCAACGTCCCGCCGCAGATCACCATCCCGGGCGCTCACGGTGCATCGGGCGGCGTCATCCCCGGCTACGCACCCGGCCATGACACGGTGCGGGCGATGCTGTCGCCGGGCGAGGGCATCCTGACCCCGGAGGCGGTGCGGGGCCTGGGCGCGGGGTTCGTGCACGCCGCGAACCGGTACTTCTCCGCCCCCCGGATGGCCGGGCCGGGGTTCGGGACGGGCGGGATCGCGCCGTCGCTGCCGTCGGCCCTGCGGTCGGCCGCGCACGTCTCCCCCGCCCTGGCCTCGGCGGCCTCGGGCGGCGGCGGGGGCGGGATGCAGGTGCACAACCACTACTCGGTGACGGTGAACAACGCCGGGTCGGTGCTCGCGGAGCAGGAGCTCGGCCGGACGCTGCTGACGGTCCTGAACCGGCAGACGGGGCGGAACATGGGCAACCAGCTGTGGCTGCCGGGACGGACCCACTGACGTGGCGCCGTCGGTGCTCACGTCGTGGTCCGGGTCGTACTGCCCGCCGCTGACCCCGCCGGGCACCGGCACGACCCCCGCGCCCGGGTGCCAGGGCCTGGGGATCACGGTCGCGATGCCGGCCGGGGACTGGGCCGTCGCGCTCGTGTCGTGGCGGCAGCCGCCGAACTCCCCCGCCGTGACGATCGCGTCGGTGGCCGACGACGCGCACTCGTGGTGGGAGCCGCTCGGCGCGCCCAGCGCGGTCTCGAGCCCGTCCGGGGTGACCCGGTCGGTGGCCTGGTTCTGCCCCCGCTCCCGGGCGTCTGCGCTGGTGCAGGCCGAGCCCACCGGGTTCGTCCTGTCGATGGCGATGACGGTGCTGGACATCGGCGGGATGACGGACTGGATCGCGCAGGTCCTCCCCGTCACCGGGTACGCGAACGCCGCGACGTCGCTGGCGATGACGTCGGCCGCTCCCGGAGCCTCCGCGATCCTGCTCGCCTCCTGCGGGTCGGACCTGCTGTCCGGCGGGAACGCCTCCCAGGTCACCGGGCCTGGCGCGGGGTGGACGACGCTGACCCCCGTGGTGGCGTTCAACGGCACCGACCACACCTCGGACCTGGCGCTGAACGCGGCCTGGCAGGTCGCGTCGGCCGCGAAGACCGCGACGTGGTCCGCGAGCCCCGCGATGGACCTGTCCGGAGTCCTCGGCGGCCTGATCGCGGCACCGGCGGCGCTGGCCCAGCCGAACCCCAGCTGGCCGGTGATGATCCCCGAGATCGCGGTGGGGGACGGGCAGTACACGACCGCCGATTCCCAGAACTGGGTCCCGGCGGTCGCGCCGGTGCTGGACTTCGCGTTCACGCAGGGCCGGCAGTACGAGCAGCAGGCGCTGGCCACCGGCGACGGGGTGCTGACCCTGGACAACCCGGCCGGCGCGGTCCTGCCGCCCGCGTTCCCGTCATCCGCGGGAGTGGACTCGGGGACCCCGGCGCGGATCCGCTGCTACTGGCCGGGCGGGGCGTGGCAGGTCCGGTTCAGCGGGAACGGGTCCGGCGCAGGGCCGTTCGTCAACAGCGCGTCGGCGTTCGCGGCACCGGGGCAGGTGTGGACGCAGTCGGCGTGGGGCGCGTGCTCCCCGGCCTGGGCCGCCGGGATGAACCTGGTCGTCATCTTCCAGGACGGCGGCTTCGCCACCCTGGCGACGTATACCTCGGGCCTGGCGGCGGGCCCGGTGCCGGCGGAGATGGCGGTCACCACCGGGCCCGCGCCGGCAGGCACGCAGTACGCGGCGTTCTACCTCCAGGCCAACGGCACCCCGCCCGCCGCGACGGTGTTCTCGGCGTCCGCCGCCCCGGTCCCGCCGGGGCCGCCCGGTCCCGGGATCGTGTACCCGCTCGGGCCGTGGAACACCACGTTCTCCACCGCGACGATCCTCAGCCAGTCCGCGTGGTCGGCGAACGCGCTGGGGCCGCCGAACCCGACGCCCTGGTACGTGCCGTTCTCCGGTTTCGTGGAGCGGCTGCCGCAGCAGTGGGACGAGACGTGGCGGGGGTTCACCGCCGCGACGATCACGGACATGTGGACGTCGCTGCAGGAGAACATGCAGCCCATCCTGCCGGCCGAGATGCTCGCCGACGCGCCGCAGTCCGTCTGGCCCTGCACAGACCTGCCCGGGTCGCTGGTCGCGTCCAACCTGGCGCCGGGGAACAGCAACCCGATGTTCGTCCGGGCCGCGAAGAGCGGCGTGCCGTCCCTGACGCAGGCGTTCGGCGCGAACGCCGGGGCGCTGCCGGGGGCGCAGGGCACGTTCCTGATCAACCCGCAGTACCGGATCTCGTCCCAGGCCGGGATGTGGAGCGCGACCCAGCCCGCGTCCGGCGTTAACACCGTCGGCTTCAGCCTCACCGCCGTGGACAGCGGCTTCCCGTCCCCGGCCGGCGGCGCGACGATCGAGTGCTGGTTCCAGGTCACCGCGAACTTCTCGACCACGACCGACCCGTTCATCATCTCCGTCACCGACATCCGCTCCTGCGGCTTCGCGATCTCGGTCATCTACCTGTCCGGGAACCTGGTCATCTGGAGGGACGGCGGGTCGCCGGTCGGGAACGTCGCCACCTTGATCGACAGCTCGGTCAACTACAACGCGGCCGGGTCGCCGCTGACCCACATCGCCGTCACTTACAACAGCACGACGTTCACGGTGTACCTCAACGGCGTGGCCAAGGTGTCCGGCAGCTGGAGCACCCCGCTGCACCGCGACCTGCCGTACCTCTGCGTCAACGGCGTCGCCGGGACGGCGATGGAGAGCAACACCCAGGTCCAGGGCGACAGCGTGTTCTGGGCGGGCTACGCCGGCCAGGTCGCGATCTTCCCCCGGATCCTGCACCCGCTGCGGATCCTCACGCACTACGAGGCCGCGCTGACCGGCATGGCCGGGGATCAGGCGTCGCAGCGGGTGGAGCGGATCCTCGGCGCGTCCACCGACGCCGTGTTCCGCCGCCTGATCATGCAGGAAACCAGGATGGGCCTCGGCGGCGGGCTGGACCAGGTGGCATCCTGCACCGACCTGCCGGGCAGCCCTGCCGGTCAGGGGATCACCAACATCGCCGGCTCGGTCACCCCCGGCCAGACGTTCGTCACCCCCGGCGGCGAGCTGTTCATGCTGTCCAAGCAGGCCGCGTGGGGCCAGCCCGCCCGGTGGACCCTGGGCAGCAACGTCAGCGCCGGGGAGATCCCGTTCACCGACTCCGCGTCCCTGGGCTACGACCCGGCGAAGGTCGCCAACGCCATCCAGTTCACCCAGCTCGACCGGCAGGACATCGTCACCTCCCAGGTCCCCGCGATCACGAACGCGAGCGAGGCGCAGTACGGGTCGGTCACGATCAACGCCACCGGCTATTTGTTCGCCGACGCGACCACGTCAATCGGGTCCGGGCCGGGGCTGTACGACCTGGCGAACTGGCTGGCCACCACCTACCAGGCGCCGCTGATGCGCGGCGAGGTCATCACGATCGACGCCGCCGCCAACCCCGCCGCATGGCCGGTTGTCCTCGGCGCGAGCGTCGCCGACATGGTGCAGGTGAACACGCGGCCCCCGACTGGCGGGGGCCTGGTCATCCCCATCACGGGAAGGGTCTCGCAGACCACCCGCAGGCTGGTGTCCGGCGACAAGGGCATCACCGAGGGGTCCCTGCAGCTGATCATCGACGCCGCGCCGGAGGCCGAGATTCTTACCTGCGACAGCCCTACGCTCGGATTGCTGGACGGAACTCACATTCTCGGCTGGTAGTGCCCGCCCGTACGATTTCCTGCCGGGCGGTGAGTTATGCCGCTGACCAGTGGCGGATTGCTGGTCTACCTGCCGTCACCGCAGACCTACGCGCTGAACCAGCAGGTCAAGGCACCGCTGCTGCGGGCCGACGTCGGCGGCACCGTTCAGGTCCTGACGAACCCGCCGTTCTTCTCCGGCGCGCAGACCGTGAACCCGACGTCGATCCCGAATAGCGGCGCCGCCACCCAGATAGCGCTGGACACCGAGAACGCGGACCCCTACAACGGGCATCTGGTCTCGGTGAACCCGTCGCGGTACTACGGCATGTTCCCCGGCTGGTACCTCGCCATCGCGTCGGTGCCGTCCGCGAACCAGTCCGGCGGCGGGGTGTTCACCTCCTACGTCGGGCTGAGCCAGGGCGGCGGCGCGCCGGTCTACATCTCCGGGATGTACGTCCCGACCGCCGGCACGCCGGGGAACAACCAGTGCATCTCGGCGAAGCTGATCCAGTTCACCAGCACCGGGAACTACGGCGGGTCCGCCAACGACTACGCCGTCGCCGCGGCGTCCCAGACCTCCACCAACGCCACGATCTCCACCCGGATCACGATCAACCAGTACCCGACGCTCCAGCTGCGGTGGTGCGGCACCGGGGCGTCCACGGCGGGGCTGATCGTCCCCACGAACGACACGTGGCCGTCGCCGCCGTCGTACGTGACCAGCGCGTTCCTGAACAAGAACAGCCGCGACGCCTGCGACTTCCTGCTCGGGCCGCCGGTCATGGAGGCATACGACTCCGGCACCGCGCAGACCCTCGGCTCCCAGGCCGCCGTTCCCGTCACCGGCACGACGATCAAGTGCGATGCCGTCACGGTCGACAACTCCGGCGCGTTCAGCACGGGCGCCTTCACCTGGACCGCGCCCTACGGCGGCCTGTACTACTGCTACGGGCAGCTCGGGCTGACGATGAGCGCGAACGCGCTCGGCCTCGCCGCCGGGCTGACGATCACCAGCGGGAACTACAACGGCGGGACGAAGTTCACGATGTGGGGCGGCTCGCAGCAGGCTTTCAGCGCCGGCGGGTTCCTCAACGCCGCCATCGTGCAGAAGAGGCTCCGGCTCGCCGCCGGGGACACGGTCAGCCTCGCCGGGTGGCAGGCGACTTCCGGCGGCGCCGGCGCCGCGGTGCAGCAGACCTACGCGACGCGGCTGATCTGCTGCTGGCTGGCGGCCTGACATGCCGCTGTGGCCCCCGCCGCCGGTCCCCGCGTTCATCGCCGGGTACGCGCCGCTGCCCGCCACCCTCGGCGACGGGTCGTCCCTGACCTCCTGGGTGCAGGCCAGCCTCGGGTTCTGCACCCAGCGGATCGCGTTCCGGGGCCGGCAGACCGTCACCCAGAACATCACCAGCGCTAACGCGTTCTTCACCCTCGCGCTGGACACGGTCGACGAGGACCCGTTCGGGCCCTACGGCACCACCGGGTACGGCTGGCGGTCTTCCAGCAATGCCTGGTACGCGCCGTTCACCGGGTGGTACGAGGTCACGGTCACCGGCACGGCGCAGGCCGGGAACCAGTGGCTCGGCGCGGGCGTCCAGGTAACCGGCGGGACCACGTTCCAGGACGAGGAGGTCGCGGTCACCGCCGCGAACTTCGGCGGCGCGTCCGCGTCCCAGGTCGTCCCGATGATCGGCGGCGGCCAGGACTACGTCCAGGCCCGGATCATCGGCAGCGTCACGTTCTCCACCGACGTCTCCACCGCAGGGCGGGTCCCGTCGATGGAGATCGTGTTCCTGAGCGAGTGATCAGTACTTCGCCCAGCGCTCGTCGGTGAAGTACATGCCCTTCGGCATCGGCACATGGCGGCCGAGCCACCCCAGCCTGTTTAGGTAACGGATCAGGGGAATGGACAGGCCGCCGCAGTACTCGACGGTGTAGCCGAGCAGGACCGCCGTGTTGCTGTCCCAGTGTTTCGCGAAGTAATACGCCGAGATCCTGCCGCTGGCCCTGAGGACCGGCAGCGGCGGCCTGCAGATCGGCGAGCGGGCTGCCGCCTGCTGCACAGTGTGCGTCCGCACACTGTGCGTCCGCACGGCGGGTGCGCGATAGGCCGCGCCTGCGGGAAGCGCCGCGCCGGCCGCCAGCCCGGCCAGGGCTGCGGCCGATGCGATCAGGGCCGTGATGGTTCTGCTCATTGCTCCTCCTCTTCCGGTGCGGACAGGCCGCGCTCGATGTACATCTGCGCCTGTGCCGACAGGCTCCGGTGCTCGCGCCGGGCGCGGGCCTTCAGCGCCTCGTAGGCGCCGGCGGGCACCCGGATGCTGAAGCTCCGCCAGTCCGTCCGGTCCTCGATAGTTGCCATGAACTATGACGGTACCACCGTGAACCATCGTGAGGACGCGGAAGGAGACTGCCATGACGATCCTCGCCTGCGTCCGGGCCGTGCCCCGGACGGTTCTCGCCGCCGAGGGGCTTACGTCAGGCAGTCTGCCGGCCGTCCGGATCGGAAGGAGCGTGTGACCGATCCCGGCCCCTTCGCCACCCGGCGGGAACTGGACATGCAGAGGTCCGCCGCTGACGCCGAGCACGCCCGGTTCCGGTCCGACCTGCACGCGCTGGACGCCGGCGGGTCACGGGGAGTTGTGGGATTGCAGGTGCAGGTGGCCGACCTGGCTAAGGAGGTGGCCAACCTGCAGGCCAGCGTGGACGCCCTGCGAGCCGACATGGACAGGCGCTTCGACGCGCACATGAAAGTGCACCAGGACGATGCCGGGGACCGGATCTCATCGCGCCGGTTCCGCGTCACTGCCACCATCGCCGCCGTGGTCGCGGCGGCGGCCGTCATCACGCTCCTGATCACCATCGTGTCCAGGCTGCACGGCTAACTCTCCGGAGGGAGAATCGCATGACCATCCCGGCCAGGCTTGCCATCGGCCCCGACGGGCTGCTGCGCGGGAACGCCGCCATCACGCACAACGTGCCCATGCCCACGGGCAACGGCACGGCCGGCGGGTTCGGAACCCCCTACGGCGGGGTGATCCACACCGAGGTTGGCTTCGAGCACGGCACCATCGCCGAGTTCAACACCCCGGCCGCGCAGGCGTCGGCGTTCTTCTCGATCGGCATGGACGGCCGCATCCACCAGTACGGCCCCCTCGGCAGGGACTGGATGGCCTGGACTCAGGTGGCCGGCAACCCGAACTGGCGCGGCGTCGAGCACGAGGACAAGAGCCATCCGACCACGCCGATGCCCGAGGCGCAGCTGATCGCCAGCGCGCAGGTATTCGAGGCAATGAGCACCTTCGACGGATCGCTCGGCAACCCGTGGCCGCTGCAGGCGACCGATAACGTGAACGGGCGGGGCGTCATCCTGCACTCCGACGGCGGGGTTCCGTGGGGCAACCACGCCTGCCCCGGACCCGTCCGCGCCGCGCAGCGCCCCGCCATCCTCGCCCTGGCCCGGCAGATCCGCGCCGGGAACGGAACCCTCCAGGACATCCCCGCCGGGGTCTGGACGCGCCTGGCGGGCACTGACGCCGAGGTCCTGACTGACCGGGCCACGGCGCTGCGCGCACGCCCCTACACCACAGGAGAGACCGCATGAGCTTCATCGACGAGATCAAGTCCTTCTTCGACAGCCACGCCGCCGAGATCGAGCGGGTCACCGCCGTCGCCGCGGCGGTAGACGCCGACCCGCTCATGCAGGCGGCGCAGGCGGCGGCAGGGCTGCCCGCAGGAGCGCGGCAGGCCATCGCCGACGCGCTGACCCGGCTGAACGACGAGTTCGCCGCGGCGGTGCAGCAGGCCACCGAGAACGGGCGGCAGGCCGGGCACGCAGCTGCGGCGGCTGAGCTCGCGCCGCCCGCTGACGCGCCCGCCGAGGTGTAGCCGGCGGAGTAGACTGGCTGCTGCTCTCAGGCGAAGAGTTACGGCCCCGGCACCGGGCAACTGGTGCCGGGGCCGGTTTTACTCATGCCCGGAATAGGGCTGGTTCCCGGCCGGAGGTCCCGCAGGCCGCCCATGGTCTGGACTCTCCCCGCAGCGGACGTGGTGCCGATGCCGTGACCGGCATCTTCACGGGGCTGCCCGGTCCTCTCGTCCCCATGGTCTGGTCTGAAGGCCAGACCATGGAATACGGGGGATCTGCCGCCCTGGCACGCTGGGCCGGCGGCGTACGCGCCGGGCCTGGATGGTAAGTCCGGGCTTGGGGTGCCAGGGCCGGGAGTCAGCTTACCGGGTGCCACTGACGGCGGTCAGGTAAGTGTTTATACCCGCCGTCGCGACACGAAACTGCCCGGCGAGGCGCTCATAGGCACCGGGCAGGTCAAAGCCGAACGGCAGCCTGGTTCCCGGCGGGAACGCCCAGAGCCAGTACGTGTTGGACATGTCCACCAGCCGGGACGCGGCGGGGTAGAGCTCGATGGCCTCGGCATCGGAGCACTGCGCGGCCAGGATCACCGCGCACGCGGAGCGGCAGCACCCCCGTGACCCGGCTCACGTCCCCACGGCATGGGACCGTCACTTCTCCATCGCCGCCAGGGTCGCAGCCGGGGCGTTCCTCACCGGGGAGGACGTGAGACGGATCGCCGCGCGGGAACTGGCGGCAGGGAACTTCGCCGTGTGCGAGATACCGGAGGAACCACGGTGAAGCACGGTAGCGATGAGTTCCGCGAGCTGGCCGCGCGGGGCACGATCTTGCGATGCCAGGTCGGCTCGGGCGTCCACGGCATCGCGATCGACGGCCACGATGACCGGGACGAGATGGGAATCTGCATCGAGCCGCCTGAGTACGTGATCGGGCTGCGGCGGTTCGAGCAGTACGAGTACCGGACCCAGCCCGAGCACCACAGGTCCGGGCCTGGCGATCTTGACCTGGTGATCTACGGCCTGCGCAAGTGGATGCGCCTGGCGCTGCAGGGCAACCCGTCCGTGCTCCTGCCGCTGTTCGTGCCCGATGACGAGATCGTGTCCATCACGCCGCTTGGCCGGGAACTGCGCGAATGCACGACCATGATCCTGTCCCGGCAGGCGGGGCACCGGTTCGCCGGCTACCTCGAAGCGCAGCGGCGGGGGCTGCTGTCCCGCGACGGCAAGGGCCGGTGCCCGGTGGCTGACCTGATCCCGCACCGCCGCCGCCCCTGTGCTTCCTGTCCGTGGCGCACCGACACCGCCGGGCGTCTCGCGTTCGCGAACCTCGTCGAGTACGCGGACGGCACCTGCGGCAAGCCCGGCAGCGAGGCGGCGCTCGGCGCGGTCATGTTCGCCTGCCACTCCTCGCGCAGCGGTGCGACCGGATCGTCATCCCGTCCTCGCTGACGCGTTCCAGCATCACCCACCCGCCGAGGCCCTGGCAGACTCGCGGGGACCACAGCCAGATGATGGGCACCTTGCAGCGGTAGCAGTCCTTCGTGTGGGGAATCGGGCCTGTCTCACTCATCGTCGCCTACCGGGATCACTTCGCAGACCCTGTGAACCTCCCCGCGCCCTGCTGCGGCTGTTTCAGCAGTCAGGGTGTCGCGCTCGGCTCCGGCGGACTCGGCGTCGGGCCACATGCCGAATGTCTCGACGTCCCACCGGCCGGAAGCCTGATTCCGGGTCGCCACGACAAATCCAATCGGGTCAGCCATCGTCTTCCTCCACGGGCGTGCAGCGCATCGTCAGGCAGACGCGCTGCCCCGGCTCACTGCGGTCAAGCAGGTACCAGCCCTCCGGGCCCGCCAGCCGGTCCGCCAGGGTGCCGCTGCCGGTGCCGGAGAGGCGCACCTTCACCACAAGGGGATCTGGCAGCGTGCGCGCGGGAACGGGCTTGCCCGCGAAGCGCAGGCACGACCTGCACGTAACGTCCTCCCCCGCGGCACCGCGCGTGCCGCACAAGGTGCCGCCACCCTGGCGGGAGTAGTGGATCTTCGGCCCGGCCATCAGCCTTCCTCCTTCGGCGGCGCAGTCTCAACCCAGTCGATGCCGTGAAGCTGCGGGAACGGGTTCGACCGCAGCGGTTCCTCCATGTACGGGCGCGGGTGGCAGGTGTAGCCCATCGCTACCGCGATGGCATCGGCTATCCACGGGATGAACGTCTCGGCGTCGGCCACGGTGATGTCCAGTCCGTAGCGCTGGTCGAGCAGAAGGTGGATGATGCCCCCGTTCGCGGGCATGGCGTCAAGGAACGGGACTTCCCGGCCGTCCACGATCACCCTGTGGACGCTGAACGGGCCGACGATCTCATAGTGCTGGGGCATCAGCTTTCCTCCTTCGGCGGCAGGCCGGTCAGCAGCCCCAGTACGAGCACAGCAGCCACGCGGGCTTGTCCTGCACGGGCGTGATGCCCAGGACGGCCAGGGCCGCGTTCAGCTTCTGGTCATACGCCGCGAGCGTCGCCGGGTCGCTCAGCGCGGCCAGGTCGAGCACGTCGCAGTCTCCCCGGTGCGCGGTCAGCACCTTCGCCGCCAGGATGTACATCGGGTACTCACCGGAGCAGTAGGACTCAAGCTCGATGCCCAGCGCGGCCTCAGCCTCGCTTTCGCGGCCGAAGTAGCCCTCGCGGCCATCCTCGTACGTCTCAGTGAAGCCTGAGGCGATGAGCAGGCACCGTTTCATCTCATCGGGGATATCGAGATCTTCCGTGGCTTCCTCGGTGTCCGGGTCGGGCAGCCACGGCACGCGCAGCTCGCCGTACTCACCGGCCTCGCGGACCTTCCAGCCGTCGTCTTCGCCGCCGCCCAGGTCATAGCCGTAGACGAGCATCCCGTTAGTTGACTGTCCCATCACTGGTCTCCGTTTCTCGTTGCTTCCTTCGGCGGCAGGTCCGGCAGCGGCTCTCCGGCGCGCCACCGGGCGAACGCCTCGACCTCGGCACCGTCCGGCATGGCACCGTCTTCCCATGCCCGCATCAGCGCCTGGAGGTCGTCCGCGTCGATGATCCGCGTGCCGTCGCCGAGGACATGGACGTGCAGCGTGACGCCGGACAGGCTCAGCTCGCCCGACCAGACGGCAGCTGGCTCAGGCATCGGCCGGGCAGTTCTCGTTGCAGTCACCTTCGTGAGCGGGGTGCCGGAGCCTGACTGGCGCGCCGCTGGTGACCGGGGCATCCGGTATGTAGTTCGGGTCAGCGCCGATCGTGATCGCCTTGCACGCGTGCTCGGCATAGCGAATCCGGGCGCGCAGCTCGCCCTGGTGGCTGCGATCCGAATCGCCGGGATCATCCAGCAGATCCGGGTCGGCCAGCCGCCCCAGTGCCCTCATTGCATAGTCGAGCATGACGGCCGGATCGGGCGTGGTCATTGATGGCCTCCTTCCATATCGCTGTTGCGCTTCTCACCCATCGGTGACTCCCAGGCTGAACCGGGATGGCCCGGAGTGGCGGTGCGGCAGGCACGAGGTGCACCGGCAGTCGTGCGGCCATCCGGGCGCCATCGTCAGCCGGTCCCGGTCTGCCAGCCCGTCAGGGCCGCGCTGGCCGGTCTCGTCTGCTGTGGTGATGACGGTCAAGGGGTCTCCAGTGCGTCGGCCAGCGCACGCTCGTGCGCGGCGGTCATCTCGTCATAGCCTGCGAACAGCGCGGGCCAGCCTGCGGGGGCTGTCAGGACAGCACCGGGAAGATGGCCCCAGGCGACCGCGAGCCGCACCGACAGGTGGTAGTAGCCGGCCACCGCGAGCCAGCCCGCGCACAGTTGCGCCGGGTCGGTGCGTGAGGAGTGGCAGGCGAACATGACCGCGCCGAGCGCCGCCTCGCTGCCGGGCTTGCCGCAGGTGCCGTCCGCGTACTCGACGAGGTTCGCGAACGCGAGACGCCCGGCGGTGTCGGTGCGCCACGGACAGGAAGCACAGGGGCGGCGGCGGTGCGGGATCAGGTCAGCCATCACAAACCTGCCTCTGGGCTCCAAGGGGCGTGCTGATTGCTTTGACGCCAGAAACCAGCTTCGTCGCCGCGCATCAGAAGCAGCGCGGCGATGACGTCATCACTTGGCGTCATGCAGCCTGCCCACGTATCCCGGTAGAACCCGACCGGGTGCAGGCACAGCACCGCCAGGCACCGCATCGAGTCGATCTCCGGGTTAGCGTGCCGCGGGCTCAGCGCCACGGTCGGGCGCAGCCTGCGGAACAGGTAGGTGACCTGGCTGCGCTTGCTGGTCTCCAGGAAACTGCCGGTCAGCAGGTACCGGCGCATCTGATGATGGGCGAGCAGGCCGGCGAGCTTGTCCATCGCGTTCGCCTCGGCGTCGAGCGTCCAGGCGTCCGCCGCGCCGAGCGTGCCCAGGGCGAAGGTCAGCCGGACCATGCTGCTGCCGGTCGAGACCGGTTCGGTGACGGCGCGGGTGCGGCCTGTTGCCAGGTCGCGCAGCAGGTAGACCCGCATGTGCCGGCGGTAGGAGAACCACTCGTTGACCAGGACTTCCCGGCCCTCATCGTCATGGCAGGCCCGGCTGGCCGGCTCGGGCGGGTAGAGAATCCGCTCCGCCTCGGCGATCTTGCCGGCCAGCGGATGGTCCTTGCAGAGGCGCATGCGCAGCTCTGGCACCGGGACGGGCACGCCCTGCCACTCGCCGATCCGGTCACCGTAGGCGGCCATGAGCGCCCGGACCTGGTCGTTACCCATGCGAATCGCCCAAGCCAAACACAGGGCCGATGCCCAGACGCAGCGCCAGCTCGTAGTTCCTGGCCGGTTCGCCAGGTTCAGCATCGCTTTCTAGCGATAGGCCGTCTCGATTGCAGAGGGCAACCAGGATCTCCCGGACCAACCTGGCTGATGCGGCACGCTCGGCAGCGGCATCTTCGGCGATCATGCTCGCCGCTGCCTCCCACGCAGCCTGAAGGTTCGGCGGCAAGCCATCCCACGACCGCATCGTCATCTCGGCAGGCCATTTCGCGTCGGCTGCCGTTGAGGCGTAGTCGGCTTCGGCCTGCCGTGCGTACGCTTCATATCCGATGCGGGCTGCCCTATCCACCGGCTGTGCGTCCGATCGCTGTCGTCTTGCTGCCCGCGACGGGCACGGTGCGCGGCTTGCGCGGGCGTTTCGCTGTGGGCTCGGGCTTGGCCGCCGAACCCGGCGCGGAGGCGTCGGACTCCTCGCCCGGGTGGCTCTCCTCGCCGTCTGCCCAGCGGCGCATGTGCTCGCGGGTGGCGGCGTCAGATACCACGTCGGGAGTGTCGATCACTACGTAGACCATCGCGTCCGGGTCGAACTTGGTCACCTTGAGCGGCCCATCATCCGTTTCCACGAAGAGCGTGTAGCCCTTCCGCAGCATTTCCTCGATGAGCCGCTGGGCGTCGGCGCGGTCCTTGTTGCTGTCCCCGATCGCGATCTTGAGGTCACCCTTGCCGACGCTGAGCACTTCCAGCATGCCGGGGGACCGGACACTGAACGCCGCGGTGCGCCGCTGCTGCCTGAGCCTGCTCTGCCGTCCCATCACGTCTCCTCAAGGTCGAACTCGCCCGCTTTGACGCCGGCGATGAACGCCAGCCAGGACTCGGGGCTGAACAGCTTGGCCCCGATGTCCGGGTAGCGGGCATCCCTGACGCCGATCACCCCGTCGCCGTAGCGGTACACCTCAACGCAGTCACCGCGCTCGGTCGGCTCGCTGAAGCTGGATCTGCGCCAGTCGCCAGCGCCCTTCGGCCAGTCAGCCACGGAGATCCACTCCTGCCTGCTCTAGCTGCCGCTCGCGCGTGGCGATGATCTTGCGTAGCTCTGCTACGAGGTCCTCGGCCCGCACCGCCCTGTCGCGCTCACTGGCGCGGCGCTCTTCAAGAACGGCCATCTCGGCAGCATGGTTCCTGCACGCCGCATCGATCAGCGGCTGCGCCAGTTCTGCGGCCTTGCGGGCAATGTGGGACTCCAGGTCGGCCAGCATGCCCCCGAGCCGGGCGAGTATTTCCATCCTCTCGGCCGGCTGCCAGTCCAGCGCGAGTGCGGCGGGCAGATCCGGCATCGGCCCCGTGGACGGCGGGACGATACGGCCTTCAGGTGCCATCGGGTACCTCCCGCGCCAGCAGGGCGGCGCGCAGCCGTCCCTGCCGCTCGGCGATCGCTGACGGCACCACTTCCCCTACCTCCTGGTGAAAGTCGAGTGCGTCGAAGCTCCAGCCGTCGCCTATGCGCCAGATCACCAGCGCCAGGGTCGGCCAGATCGGGTGGACGCCGCGGCTGATGAACACGCCGCTCATACCTGCCTGGGTGACCAGATCGCCTGGGGCCAGGTCAGCTACCGTCGCCATCGGGCACCTCCCGGCCAGTTCCTGTTAGCCGCTGAACCTCGGCCAGCGCTTCATCCCGCTCTGCCTCGGCCTGCCGCCGCATCTCATGCGGCGTGCGCTTGCCTACCTTCTGGACCGTGAACGCGTAGACCTGCTCACGTTCGTGATCAAGGAACTGCATCCTGGTTTCCGAGTAGTTCTCCGCGCCTTTCGTCAGCTCCCGTGCCGCGCCGACCCATGTCGCGGCGATCTCGCGGGCATCGATGCCGGTCATCTCAAGACGGCCGGCGCGGATCTCCATCGACCGGAACCTGACCTCATCAACGAGCGTGGCGGCCATTCTGGTCACCGTCTCCTCGTTGATGGCGGCAAGCACGGCTTCGGCGAACGCGGCGGCGCTTCCGCTCACGATGTCGTCATGACCGAAGTCGGCCGCCGCAGCCATGACCGCCTTCACGGCATCGGCGCGAAGCTCGTCCCAGGTGCGGGGCTCGCTGGCTACGTGATAGCTGACCGGCTCCATCTCTGCTGCCAGAGGGTTCGTCTCACCGCGCGCCCGGACTGCGACGTACCAGCGGGTGACGTGCCAGTGCTGGGTGCGCCTGCCGCCCTTGCTACGGCACCACTGGCCCGGCTCGGCACCGCAGCGCGGGCACTGATGCCGGATCATCTCGGCCTTCTCGGTGCCGAGTCTCGCGGTCAGTTCGTCAGGCACCGGTACCTCCCGGCCGTGGTCAGACAAGGTGGTAACTGCCATCAGGCAGCCATATCTCGATCAGGCTGGTCTCCGTCGCCCAGCGCGCGATCACGTGGCCCTGGCCATCGCAGGCGGTGTGCCTGGCGGACTGGTCATGGCCGGCGTCGCTGCTGCAGATGAAGAAGCGGCTGCCTTTCCGGGACGTCTTGCTCAGCGCGCCGCATATGCCGCTGTCCCTGAATCTGGCGGCGGCCTCGTCCCTCGTCATCTGGCTCTCACCCATCGTGATCCCCTCTCAGGAGTTCGGTGGCGATGGCCTGGTAGTCGGGGCAGGGCCACTCGTGCTCGCGGCAGTCCGGGTTCGCGCACACGCGGTGCTCCCGGTAGGTGCAGTCCGGGCAGTCGCGGATGTCCGCGACGGACGCCGCCGCCGTGGTCCAGTGGTGCGCCGGGCAGCGCAGGTCCAGGTCGTACGAGCGCACCGGCTGCTCCTGCCGGACGTGCCGGGCGAGCACTGCCTCTACGGCAGCGAGAAGCCGGGGAACGTCGGCCAGGGATGTGAGAGCCTGGGCGCGGCCGAGCAGGGTCGCGTAGACAGCGTTCTCTGCCGTATCCCAGCGCTGCCGTGCTGCCGCGAGGTAGGCGGCTACAGGGTCAGCGTCGGCGGTCATCGCGGGTACCGCCTTCCTCGTTCCGGGCAAGCGCGTCCTGCTGCGCCACGAGGTAGTGCGGCCACCCGTCATCGCCGGGCTGCGGTATCTCCCCGATCTGCATGCCGCCGAGCAGCAGGATCACGGTGTCCTCGCCGCACTCCTGCCCGGCCTGGGCGCGGAGCCGGTCGCATTCCGCCATGTCGCCGCGTGCCCACGCATCGCGGGAGCCGCCGAGCAGTTCCAGGGCGCGGACTGTGCGGCGCTGCTGGTCAAGATCACTCATCGTCATCACCTTCCAGGATGGCCGCTGTCGGGCACCTCGGCCTGTCCGGCCCGTGGTCGTGCTCGCTGGCACACTCCTCGGTCTGGTCGCCCCAGATCTGCCCGGCGCAGCAGTGCCGGCAGGTCACGTAGAGGAACGCCTCCTCGCAGCTCGCGAAGTCGTGGCAGTCGACGCGGGCCGGATCGTCCTCCGGATGGTCGTGGCCGCACTCGTCGTAGATCCGCAGCGGCGCGTGCAGCTCGCCGAGCGCCGCGAGCTTGCGGGCGTACCAGCGCAGGGCGTCCTCTATGCGCTCGGTCAGGTCAGCCATCATCACCACTCCCTGCGCGGCCGGATCTGAGTTCGGCCTGCCGGTCGTAGATCTTCTGCCGCTCGCGGCCCATGACATGGAGGCAGGCGGCGTGGCCGCGCTCACGGCACTCGACGCTGCTCTCGTCGATCTCACGGAGACGGCGGGCCAGCTGCCGTTCCTCGCGGGATGCGCGGCTCACCGCCGCACCGCCGCGAGATCGCCGGTCACCCGCTTGTGCGCACCCCGGCACCCGCACCCGGCAGCCGAGTCGATCACTGCGGGGAACCTGTGCAGCTCGCGGCAGACCGAGCCGCAGCCCGTGCACGCCCCGGACAGGAACCCGGAGTAGTCCTCGCTGGTCATCGGCGCGTAGCCCGCGCAGGACGGGCACAGGTACACCCAGCAGACAGGGGAACGGGCACCCCCGGCGTAGGTGCCGGGCGGGACAGCGGGGTCAGGCATCGGATGCCTCCTCGGGACAGCTCACGACGCCATCCGGGCTGATCGCCCAGTCCTCGTCTGGCGCGTAGCTGCGGGCCACCGTGACGCTGCCGAAGTGCAGGACGGCGTACTCGTCATTGCCCATCTGCTCGCCGCAGGGCTCCCCCGGCCGGCCGTCGCACTCGGCGATGAAGCACGGCGCGGCCAGCTGCCGCCGATCACCGCCGGGATCGTCGTAGTGGCGTTCGTCCTCGCTGCCGTCATCGGTCCAGCACAGCGCTGGCAACTGCTTAACGGGCATCGGCTTCCTCTCTTTCTGCTCTCTCCCGGTAGGCCGCTGCCTCATCGCAGCCCAGCAGGTGCGTCCTCGTCCCGCCGCCGCGCGGCCAGTGGGACCGCCACGCCAGCCAGCGGTCACGCGGCGCGTTCTCGTCCCGGTTCGGCGGCGTGACCGCCAGCTCGTACCTGTCGCCCGGCTCGACCGGCTGGCCGCAGTCATCGCAGGCGTGGCGCTTGCGGGCTGTCCGGATCTTGACCGGGACAGGCGGGGCGTAGGTCTCAGCCATCGGTGCTCTCCGTCGCGAAACAGCCCTCGCCGGCCAGGAACTGCTCCAGCAGCACCGGGAGGCACCCGCAGTCGTCCTCGCCGTAGTGATGGAACCCGTTGGCACACCGGCCCGAGTCGGGACAGCCGCAGATGTCACCGGACCATTTCCCGTCGCTCATGAAGTTGGCGCGGGCCCACGCGGCGGCCAGCGACCCGTCGTGAACACGGCACTGTCTCAGCGCGCCGACGATCACCCCCAGGCCGTACTGGTCGAGGAACTCGCAGCCGGACAGGTCCAGGATGATCAGGTACCGGCCCGTCACGTCCCTGAGTGCCTGCCGCAGCCGCGCGGACGTGTAACAGTCGATGTCGCCGACGGCCGAGACCACGGCTGTCCCGTCGTCGCGGGTCCGGGTGGTGAGCTTCAGGTCCATTCAGCCCTCCTGCGGGGCTTGTGCTCGGGGCAGAAGTCCTCGCCGAGGCGTGCGCTCACCGGGCTGCGCACATACGCCCATCCGGCCGCCTTCGCGGCGCGCCGGGCCTCGGACTTGTCCCCGATGCGCTCGACCCGCGCCTCGCAGGAGCGGGAGCCGGCCGGGGCACCCTTGTCGAAATGGTCGCAGTAGACGACCGCCCTGGTGTAGGCGCTCACCGGACAGCCTCTTCCCGCTCAGCCAGCGCCCTCAGCGCCGATCCGTCTGCGGTCGCCGCCTGAGCGTCGCGGAGCGTGCCCGTGGTCATGGCGAGCCGTCCGGACGGCACATGCCACAGTTCCCACACGGTGCCGCATTCCTCGATCCTCGCGAGATTCCAGGAGCCGTCCGCCGACTCCGCCCACCAGATCTCCCGCTTCCCGGTGCGGGGGTTGCGGCGGCGGACGATCCGGGTCAGCGGGGTCAAGACTCGCCTAGTAGCCATCGCCTGCCGCCTCCTCATAGACAACCCTGATCAGCGAGTCGCGTACGTAAATCGTCACGACCCGGCAGCGCTGTCCGTCGATCTGCATGACCGGCTCGGCCCCGGGCGGTCGCTCGATGGTCAGCACATGGCGCGCAGGCTCAGACACCGCCGGCCGCCTTTCCCGCCTCGCAGGCGCGGGTGATGATCCCGGCTATCACTGCGGCCGTCTCGGGCTCCCACATGGCCAGCCACCGGACGATCCGGGCGTCGTAAGCGCCCAGCGTCACCCCGGCCGCCGATATCGCCTCGGTCAGCATCCGCTCGTTGTGCGGCGCCATCTTCCCCGGCCCCGCGTCGGCCTCGAAGGCGAGGTAGACCGACCGGACGGCGGGCGTCTCGCGCACCTGCCGGTCAGTCTCGAAGGGCCCGATGGCGGTCACGCGAAACCCGCTTCCCGGCGCACGCGCTGCACCTCGTCATAGCCGTCCTCGCCGGGCAGCAGGCCGCCCGGGGCGTCATACCGCCGCTGGGCCTCATCGCACACTTCGGGCCATGCCGCCCGCAGCTTCGCCGCGTTCGTGCTGTCGGCATTGAGCAGCGCGGCCATGATCAGCGCGTGGAACGGGGCACGGCGGACCGTCTGCGACACCTGCCATTCGTGGAGGCTCACTGCTCAGCCCTCGCCCTCGCGGCCTCTCCCGCCATAGCAGAGCAGAGGAGCATGATCCGGGCCGTGGTAGTTCCCTCGGACGGCTCGGCGTGCCAGTCCGCCGCGTCCCACAGGTAGCCGCCCATCTCATAGTCGCGGCCAGCGATGGCGGCAGCGCCGAGCTGGTCGAGCATGATGGCGAACTCGAGGTCGGCTTCGGATGGGGTGGTCATGCGTCCCACCTGGCCCGCACCGTCACCGGCATGGAGTCGTCACCATCCATGAGGGCCACTACGGTGTCAGCGAGATGGACGGGGCAGGCCTCGGTAGCGGCGCGGTCTGCCGCCGCGCGGTAACTAGGGTCACGGTCGGCGCGCTCCATGGCGTATCGCGACATCTGCGTGCACGGCAGGGGCTCGCCTTTGACGACGCCCGCTATCTCCCAGTCGCAGGTGGTCCCGTCAGCGGTCAGCGGTGCCGCAGTGCCGGGGAAGATGGCGCCGAGCGAAGCCGCGAATGCGCGCAGGAGCCTCTCCGCCTCGGGCTTCAGGTCATCCGGGGTGCCGCCGTAGTGCAGGGCGCGGCCCGCCCCCATGCCCGGCAGCGATGACGTGAGCACCCATTCCCCGCTGGCGCGTTCCGGCTTCCAGATCTGGAACGCGAACTCGTCCAGCGTGCCCACATGGCCCGTCTGGCTGCCGTAGCGCGTCTCGTCCCAGCGGATGCGGCCGGTCACTGCTCAGCCCTCGCTCTCGCAGCCTCTCCCGCCATAGCAGAGCACAGGAGCATGATCCGGGCCGTGGCAGTCCCCTCAGACGGCTCGGCGTGCCAGTCCGCCGCGTCCCACAGGTAGCCGCCCATCTCATAGTCGCGGCCAGCGATGGCAGCAGCGCCGAGCTGGTCGAGCATGATGGCGAACTCGAGGTCGGCTTCGGATGGAGCGCTCATGACCGCCACCCGTTCCACTGCGCCGCATCGAACTCCGCCACCGTGACAGGGGCAAGGTCAGCGACATGCGCCGCGCCGTACTCGCCTTCCGGTGAGATCACCGAGTGCCACCGGCCGTAGCGCCAGCCCCGCGCGTAGCCGTCTTCCAGCCGCGCGATCAGCGCCATGACCTCAGCCGCCGGCGCGCCGTGGTCCCGCTCGTCACGCGCGACCAGGGCCAGCGGCGTGATCGTGCCCCAGATCGTCACGCCCTCCCACTGGCGGGTTACGCAGTCGCCCCAGGTGATCGCCTTCTGCCCATCGGTGGCGCGGCGGTTCATCGCGGCCTCTTCGGCGTGCGCCCGGGTGAACCCGTCCAGCAGCGCGGCCATCGCCCTCGGGCTGGCGCTGGCGATCATCGCGCGCTCATCGGCCTCAGTGGTGAACTCTTCAGCGAACAGAACGACCGTTCCGTCCCTGGCCTCGTAGGTGATCACCGGCCGCACCTCCCCGCGAGCGTCGCCATCCTGCGGTCAGTCAGCGCCGCGATCTCAGCGTCGTAGACAGCGCCGGCGCGGTCTGTCTCCTGCCGCCACGCCGCAGCGGGTGCCCGCTCATAGGCGTCCCAGAACCTGCGCCGGGCTGCGTCGCATGCCCGGTCGAACTGGACCTCGGTCATCACGCCACCACCTCC